CTACTTCACAAGTGGAGGCAGATATTAAAACATTCTTACAATTAGAAAATCCGAAGGTTTTTAAGACATCATTCGACAGACCTAACTTAATTATTAGTGTTAAACCTAAACCAAAGGAGTTTAATGCATTATTTGAAATTCTAAATGCATATGCTAATGATTTTGGGATTATTTATTGTAAAACTCGCGATAAGGCCGAAGAATTATCCGATTTTCTCAAATCAAATGATTATAATGTAGATGTTTATCACGCTGGATTATCTGCTTCCGATAGACAATTGATCCAGGATAAATTTGCTAACAAAGAGCTAAATATAATTGTAGCAACTATTGCATTTGGTATGGGAATTGATCAAGATGTCCATTTAGTTATTCATTGGGGATGTCCATCTGATATGGAATCATATTATCAGGAAATTGGGAGAGCTGGAAGAGATGGAATTGAATCCAAATGTATTATGTTTTATGACAAGGAAGATTTCAGAATTAGTAGATATTTTTTAAAATCACATACAGATCTTAACTATCGAAGATTCAAGGATGAACAAATCTCTAAAATGGAAAGATATTGTATGCTAAATCAATGTAGACGTAAAATTATTTTGACGCATTTTGGCGAAGCACTATCACATAATTATACATGTGCAAAATGTGATAATTGTTTAAGACAAAATGCAGTTAATACTATAGCAATGGATAATCTTATGTATCCTATATTTATAATTTCTAAAACTATATTCTTATTAAGATGTAAACTAGGGACAGGTAAAATTGTTTTGGTACTTAGAGGTTCAAAAGCAAAGACAATTACAGAATTTTCGAATGTTGTAACTTTTGGTCTTCTCAAGGAATTAACAGATGAACAAATTAAAAATATTATAAATATTATGGTAATTAATGGTTACCTTAGAGAAAAAACGATTACTAATGGTTTTGGTACAGTATTAGAAACTACATCAAAACTTGTAACATGGTATGCCAAAATATGTTATGAATCTGGAACAAAGGATTCGTATAAATTATCTAAAAATTTACTCACTTTTGATAATCTTAATCAAGTACTCACAAATGATACAAATAAATTAAATCTAAATATTCCTAATGAATATAATCATATTACAAATATTAAATTTAAAACAAGTATCGATACAATCTTAGATGAGTTTACAGATAATTTTAACTATTAATTTTATTTTATTATCCAGTATCATATTTAAAATATAATATAAAAATATACATCGCTTATGCAACAAGAATATCAAAAATTATTCAATCAACTATATATAAAAAATAAAATATCATCATATCAAACTAAAAAAGATAATCAAGAAAATCAGAAATATCAGGATATTTATTTACCAATCAATAAGATTGGAATTTCACTTGGAAATGCCTGTTATTCTGCTATATGGGCCGTTGTAAACGGATACAGAAAAAAAAAACAAGATGGATACAAAACTTGTGTATTCGATTTAATGATATCTAATTATAATGGGATTGTTAAATGTATTTTAGAGGATTTTAACAATTTTACTGATCCAGCTTATTTAATTTGTGAAAATCAATGTATTATAAATACATATTATAATTTTTGTTTTAATCATGAAGGTCCTGGTCATGCTGATTTATATATTAAAGAAAATTGGCCAGAAGGAATTATGCATTTCGTAAATAATAATTATGCAAATTTTATTGAGAGATATAATACTAGAATTTATAACTTTAAAAATTATTTATCTGATCCTAATAATTACATTTGTTTTATTTTTCAATTTGTTAATGATCAATATCTGATAAATAATTTTCAAGATTTAAGAGATGCCTTAAGATTAAAATATCCACATTTAAAATATGAAATTATTGTAGTATAATCTATCTATTAATCAGTAAAGACAACACCTCCAGCTGTTAACCTAGAGTAATCGGGGTTAGCGATACCGGCACCTACTATATTCTTTTGTAGGGTACCGTTTGTGATTTTTTGCATAAGAGGATTAATATTATTGAAAGCTCCACTAACACCAGAATGATTTGCCTTGGTTCCTAACATTTGTTCTAAAACTAAACCTGCTAATTCTACAGCAGTGGAATCAATTAATTCATTAGCAAAGTTATCTGTTTTGACTGATTCAGATTTATCATGAGTAGTAGCATGAGTAGTAGCAAGAGTAGAGGGAGCTGGTAAAGAAGATAAAAGATCGGCAACAGTTTGATTAGGAGCTACAACCATATTGACTTGCTTGCCAGAGATGTGAGCACTAATAGATGATTTTCGTCGTGCTGCGCTAGAATGATTTACCCTGGTTTTACACATATGTTCATAAACTAAATCTGCTAACTTTTCAGCAGTGGATTCAATTAATTTATCGACAAAGTTATGAGATGAATCTGATTCAGCAGAATGATCAACATTAGGTGCTTCCACAACATTATCTTTTCTAGAGAGAGATTTTCCTTTTTTTGGTGGCATTTTTTAATATATAATATATTTATAATATTTTTTTGAAACTGGTGACATTTTTTAGTAATCTGGCAATAGTTTCCAAAAAAACAATTTAGGTCTAGTTCTATTAATACAATCAAAAATCCCATAATTTGTTTAGTTTAGGTAGTACAAAAACTTTTCTAAAGATAGGATTGTTAAGAAAAGTCCGGTAAAATCCGGACATTTTATTTGAGCTGTCTTGTCTATAAATTAGATAATCACATACATATCATTCATTAAATAATCATCTATAATAGAATTATAATATGTTAGGAATGATTGGTCTAAATAAAAATAACCATCCACACCAAAATTTTGTCCATAAGAATTTCTGCATAAGAATACCTTATTACCGTTATAATTATCATTATAACCAACGATTACTAAACAGTGTCCCCTATATGATGATGAATTTGTAGGTTTTAAAATATCTGATTTAATTTTAGAGAAGTGATCATTAATATTATCAAGACAAAGCGAAAAAATAATAGGTAAATTAAAAATTAAATAATACTTAATATCATTAACATCTCTTTTTACACTAAATAAATTTAATCCATAAGTTAAATCTAAATTATATTTTTGAGTAAATGCATAGTCTGAAGGAGGTATCAAAACATTTGGCCATATTTTGGGCTCTTTTGGCATATTTAAACTAAATCCCTTGTTTAAAACATAAATACCGGCGTATACAGAAGTTCCAATTTTAGCAGTATTAGGATCATAATCATCATCATTATAAGTAATTTCATCATTATGTCTAGCTTCATAATATAAACTACAAACAGAGATATCAAATTTACGTCCTGTTTTATTATAAGCAGAATATTCTGTTAAAAATTTTGTTGCAAAAGCAACGCAATCAGATTTTTGTTCCTGATCATAAATCTCAAAGGAATTTAAGTCTTTAATATTATAAGCAGAGGGTAACACAAATTTTGGAATAATATGATATATTTTATGACTAGGTGAGCGTTTTGTTAGAGTCATTATTTTGATTTATATATTAATGTTAGGATTTTTTTGCAGATACTAAATAAAATGTATACCGTTTACAATTTAAATTAATAAAATAATTTGATAGACATCATTTATTATCTAATTATTAAATATATTTAACATAAATGGGTATTGAAAGATTTTTTAAACAATTAAAAAATGATACATATTCTCTTACTGATTTAAATAAACATATTTATCTCGTAAAAAATAATGCTTCTAATGCTGAAATTTATTTTCAAAGTAAAAAAAACACCTTATCGGCAACAACCTCTGATATATTAAATCAAACTACTGCTTTTTATATGGATTATCCTTCTATAATATATAATGTATCTGCTAAATATCGCGGCATTATTAATGATTTAGTTAGAGTTTTAATCTATAGACCACATACTATTGAAACATATATTTCTGATCCGGATGTATTATCAGAAATTAGAGAATTTATTATAAGAAATAAATCAGATTCATCCATTGATATTAATCTCACATTAGAGAATATTAATAGAATAACTCAAGTAGAAAACGATGGTTTTATTATTGATAAGGTATTAGCTGAGACAATTCGAATGGTTATTTTAATGAAAAATTTAAGAAATATTTATATTTATTTTGATGGAGTACCAAATGTTGCTAAAATGAAAGAACAACTTCATCGTAGAGTAAATCGTGTTGCTGAAAACTTGATTTATTCAAATATCGCAGATATTTACTTGCCTAAAGTGTCATCAAATCCTGTAGATATTGCAAATTTAGAACTTGATAAAAAGTTTGCACAATATAAATATTCATTTGATGAATCAAAAATTTCACCTAAAAATATTCTTTTGACAAATATTAGAACTAGATTATTAAAAGATTTAATACCTGCTTTAAAAGTATTAAACACTTTATCATCTTATAACCCTCTTTTAACAATAGAGGAAATAAATATTCCTGGCGAAGCCGAACACAAAATACTAGCACAAATTAAAAGTTTGCCAAGTGAAAATTGTATGTTTTATTCACCAGATGCTGATACTATTCTTTTGGCTTCTTATTTAACTGCTTTAGGAAAACCAACTAATATTATTAGATTCGATGTCCCTCTTAGTAGAGAAACTCATAAATGGATTTATCAATATTTTATGATAGACATTGAAAAATTTAACCGTCATTTATTAAGTAAAACTATTCCAAAATCCGCATTAGAAGTTATATTACCCGAAACCGTATCTGGTTCGAATACCGAACCTAATCCCAAAACCGAACCTAATCCAACAAAGAGTATAGATGATGTTATTAGAGAATTAACACCTGCAGAGAAATTAAATAGAATTGTTGATGTATTATTTATATTTAATTTATTGGGAGATGATTTTATTCCAAAAATTAATTCAATTAATATTATGAATGATTATAATCTATTATTTATATCATATATTGCACTCAATAAAAAATTACTTAGATTTGAACCAGTTGATGGTTCCGCAAAGATTGTTTGGAAAATTAATTCAGAAAATTTATTTGAATATTTAAGATTATTATCAATTGGTGAATTAGATAGATTTGAAGTAAATAAATTTAAGCAATTTCCAATTATTCATGAAACATCCATTTTATCAAATATGGATCCATCTGAAAAATTCCCATACAAAATGAATTATGTTTTTATTTCTGAAATGTTCAAAAAAGGCTTTGTTATTATTAAAAATGAATCTCCAGAAATAGGTAATATATATACTGTTGATGACAAAAGTAATCTTGTTGTTAATAAATCATTCTTTAATACTAGAAATTTAATTAAATCTACTATTATCAAAACCAAAAATATAAAAATAGTTAGAAATTATTTACAAGGATTTCAATACATTTTAGATCTATATTTTAATGGTGAAGTCAAAAACCAATACTGGTATTTTAAATATAATAATGCCCCTACATTGTTTGATGTTGTTCGACTAATCACAAAAACAATTCCATCACTTTCATCAGATCCATCAGTTTCATCAGTTGTTACAAGTACTGTATCTACATCTGGCCCTAGTACTGAATCTGAATCTGGATCTGAATCTGAGACCGGTCTTGGACCAATTACTATATCCGGAACTTCTATTCAAAGTTATTTAGATGATATATTTAGATCTTATGAAACTAAACCAGTTGATTCTTCATTTAAATTTTTCACAATAAATGAACACGATTGCTTTATTAGATATCATGTTGATCAATTTAGAATTGCTCATAGTACACCAACTACTGAAATTAAATATAGAAATGCATTAAATATATATGAATGTTTAAATGCAGGCTATATTAATAAATGTTCTTACAAATATATGCAGGAAATGACTGAACCTAATGAATTTTTAACTGAATTCAGAGCTGATCCAACAAATGCAAAATTTGCAAAATGCCAGAATGTTAGTCAGGTAAATTCTGGTCAAGTTATTAATTTATCATCTGAATTAGAAAGTTTATTAGGCGAAGCTAGACGACTTTTAGATGATAAGTAAGTTTAAGTAAATTATATTAGAAAAAAGTTGAAATTATAATATCATTTATAACATAAATAATTTCTGTATTTTAAATAATTTTTGATAATGAATAATTCAAATATTAATAATTCAAATGGTTCTTCCGACACTGATAGTCATAATGATATCAGTGTCGTACAACCTACTTCATCATCTACTTCATCATCTACTTTACAAATTGATATCCAACAAGACCTAAATCAAGACGCAGATTTCAATGCATCTACTAACATAGAATCATCACAAATTGATATGCTACAAATTGATATGCTACAAAATAGTTTGCCAGCTGAAACTGCTTGGTATGGTTTGCGTCGATCTTCAAGTGGTATGCCTCAAACGCCCCCATTTAATTCACCTCGAAATTTATCGCCTCCTTCAACACCACCTAGTGGGTTGGGTAGATTTAATAGTGGATCAAATGCATATCCACCGCCTCCTCCATTAAATCCTCCACCATTTGGTAGACCTGTTCTATCTCGTCAAACATCTGCATATGATCCTGCTGATATTGCAGCTTTTGATAATTATATATTTGCGGAACAAAATTTTAGACAATCTGCAATGATGTCTAAAATTGAGTTAATCAAGGGACCTCTGAAAACATTCTTATCGGCTACTAAAAATGTTGCCCCCTTGAGTAAAGTATCATTGATTGAATACGATGATAATGCAAATGTAACTAATGGTTCGATTGATGAAATTATTACAGCCGTTGGTAATATGCGTCTTGGTGGCTCTACTAATTTCATTGCTATGGTCAAGACAGTCAAAGAGATTATGGCAGAAATCGAATCTTCTAATGCCAATCTTCCCAAAGAGGATCAGTATACGCCATATTTATTTGTTCTAACCGACGGACAACACAATAATGGTGGACCCATTGAACAACTACTCAGTGATGATTCAATCAAGGGTCTGTTTAATCTTACTCTCGGAATTGGATCTACTTTTGATGTCCAAAATGATCTTCTTAAACATCTATCTGGTGATAACGACGATGGAAATCATACAACTTCAGATGCAATTGAAATCGAGGATATCATTAATGGAGGTTGTTTTGAAGGAGTAATTAGTTTGGGAATGCGCAATGTTGTCTTTGATGCAATCTTCGAACTTGATTCAACAACTGGAGCTAACATTTCTGTCTTGGGTGAGGAGTCACGACAAGAAATGACATCTTCCGAATTATCATCATATCTCTCAAAATTTGATACCGATATATCCGATAATAATGTAATGAATAAGATCACTATCTGTAAGGAAATATGTGATTCTCATTATGTTGTTATTCCAGATGATAGTTATGATACTAAAGCATATTCTTATACTGATTCTGTAGATAAGTTCAATAAAAAGCGAATCTATTTTATTGTCGCTGCTGATATTAGTGGATCAATGGGTGATGTTGTGCCCCTTAATCGATTAAATCAAGCTCCCGTTAATAATACTCTCTTCCGCCAAAATGCACATAATGCACAAAATGCACATAATGCACAAAATGCACATAATGCACAAAATGCACATAATGCACAAAATGCATTATATGGATCTGGAAATTCTGATATTGTCAATGATGATACTTCATCATCTGTATCATCACCAATAGTAACTGCACCCCCAATGACAACTGCAACGCCAACGGTAACAACTTCTAACAATGAATTAAATAATTTCAAACGTCGTAAGATTTCCAGAAAATTGGGTACGATTGAGGAATTTGAAGTTGAAACTGAAAATGCAGATAATCTAGATGAAGATGTTGATTCAGATTCAGCAGAGATAGATAATATGCCGAAGTATCTTAAAGTATCTTTTACGAAGATGACAACTTTTACTCAGGCATCTGCAATTATTATGCGTGGAAAGCTGGCATATCTTACGGTAAACTATCAGGGATCATCTAAAGAATACAAGAGCGAATTAGTTAACATTAGTCGTATTCAGACAAAATCTGGTTCTGAATCAAAGCAAGACATTTGTAAGCTATCATCTGTCCTTGCTCCGTCTATTATGGATACTGATTCTAGTGTCAAGCCAAAACCTATCTCAGTATTTAAGTCAGCAATCAATGCATCAGTTGATGAAACAAATCATAATGAGTCTGATCAGGTTAAGCTAATCAGAAAGTATGCAGAGTTGATGAAAGGTTTGGATGAAATTAGCAAGATTCCAAAGATTCGTCGTAATTTCAAGGATATTAAGACACATATTCAAACGCTCCATAATGATAACGTTGGATTCTTAACAGATATTGATGACAAGATTGTCGATTCGTGGCTAACTCAACAGTGCAAGTCCCTATGGGAACAAATCGAATCAAGATATCGTGCAACGCTTTCTAGGGGAGAACAATTTGTCGAATTCGCCGAAGTCACTCCTAGTGCTTTGTGTAGAGCCGTATCTGCTACAATCTCTTGTTCATCTAATGGATATACATCATCTACATCTGCGAGACAAGTTTCAGATTCAACTGGTCTTTGTAAGATTTGTTACACCAATCCAGTTAACATGGTATTTACTGATTGCAAACACGCAGGTACATGTACGATTTGCGTAGCAACATATATTGATGTGAATAATCATACGGTTAATTGTTATGATTGCCCATTCTGCAAGAAAAAGGTAACCTCTTATATCCAATTAGATGAATCACGACCTGCTTGTATTTGTGGGAAGTTAGTATCATATTATGGTAGCTGTCGTCACCCCCTTGGATGCCGTGGATGCATGAAGTCGATCAAATGCATGGATGATGACGATGCTGATGAAACTTACAAATGTCATCATTGTTCTGAATCAGATGGTTCAGAACAATATGTGAAGGCAATGAAAATTCATTATGCGTAAGTTTAAGTTTTGCTTTAGTTAAGTTTTGCTTTAGTTAAGTTTTAATTTAGTTAAGTCAAAATCAAAATTTAGCTAAAAAAGAAAGATTGTAATTTATATTCCAAAGATATTTTATCTAATTCATCAGGTGTAGAAATTATATCTGTTAAAACTTGAATTGCTCTAGTTACGTATAAAGATTTTGAATCATTTAAATCGCCATATAAACTATCAGATAATTCTGATATTTTATTTTTAATTAATTCAATAGTTGGAACTACAAATAATGAATTACCAACTATTTTTATTTTTTTAAATAATGGAGAAACACTTTTTGATTCATCTGTTTCTAATGTAACAAATAATGTGTCAGAACTATTAGTTTTATCTATACTTAATACAACACTATTTAGCCTAATAATTCTTGGCGCAATATTTGATATTAATAACATATTCACATTTGAATCATATTCATCATATTGTTTAACACTTGCCATTATATCAACATTAATTTTTGTGAGATTTGGATTGAATTTAAGATGTTGAATCATAAATTTATTTATATCAAAATATACCATATTTGATTTTGTTTCTGATCTCTTAATAACGAATAATTTTGAAATAATGTATTCTGGTTTTTTTAATAACTCTTTATTTGATTCTATATCATAATCTAATTTAACTTTTTTGTTAGAAATAATAACTTCAAATATCAACTTATATACACCATCAAATTTTGTAATAAAATCATTTATTGTTTCCATATTTTTCATTCTTGTATCAAATGTGTAATAATACATTACTGTTGAACCAAATTGATTATTTAATAAATGTTCATATTTATTATTTGTTTTTGAATTCATTAAAATATATCTATATTAGATCATTAGAAAATATAATTTATTAAAATTCTATTATATTTATATTATATTTTTAATCTAATCATAAAAATTGAATAAACTATTTTCTTAATTAAATCAATTATAAATATATTAGACTCAATCATAAAAATAGTTTATAACAAATGGAATTCAAAAAAGTAATATTTAGACTAATACCTGCATTTTCACAATATAATAAAACAACACTATCAAAAACAACACTATCAAAAACAATACTATCTGAAAGATTATTAGTAAATCAACCAATTATTGTTTTTGATCATGGCTTAAATAAAGTTATTGGTTATGATAATATATCAAATGATTGTATTAAATCATTTGACACAATTTTTAATGATATATATAAATCAAACATTCAAACAAAATTTCTGAAAAATAATCAATTTGATTTTAACCAACCTATTCAATTTTTTGAATCAAATCAAATCGAACATATTGATATTCATTCAAAATCTAGTATCTATTCAAAATCTAATATTAAATGTTATATATTAGATTCACAATTTATTAAATCATCTATTATAATTGATAATAAATTTAATATATATCATCAGATACTAAATTCTAATAATACAATTAGAATTTGTCAATATTCTAAAACTAATCAAAATAATAATATGTTTAATACATCTTTAGGATTAGTTTTATAAAAATTGATATTTTTTTTAATTATACACCAAAAAATCCTAAATTATATCAATAAAATGACTAAAATCATTTTTCAGATAATTTCTGATATACATTTAGAATTTTTACCACATTATGATCCAAAACAATTTTTTAATAAAACTGATTCAACAGAAATTAATCTAATATTAGCCGGTGATATAGGATATCCATCTGATTCAAAATATGTTGATTTTTTGGAAAAATGCATAAAATTATATGATAACATATTTTTAATAACAGGAAATCATGAATATTATGAATCTAGGAAAAATTCAAAATCAATAGAAGAGATTAATCAAACAATTGAAGATATTTGTCAAAATCTTAATTTAAAATACACCCAAAAATTACAAAATAAACTAACTGATGATAATAATTTAACCGATGATAATAATTTAACCGACAACAAATTTGGCAAAATATATTTTTTAAATAATAAAATGATCCTACATAATAATATCTATATTATTGGTTCAACTTTGTGGTCATATGTTAAACCAGAAATGACACATACTGAAAAATTTATTAATGATTATAATTATATTAAAGATTTTACACTAATTGAATCCAATAAATTATATCACTTAAACAGGCAATTTATTTCAGATTCTGTTGAGTTGGTTAGATCCGCCAAAGAAACCAATCCAGATATTAAATGTTTGGTTATTACACATCATTTACCCTCTTATGAATTGATTCATCCTAAATATAAATCTTATTCTGATATAAATCATTTCTTTGCATCAGATATGGATGATCTAATATCGGAACCAATAGATTATTGGATTTATGGACATACACATACTGCATCAAAAGATGTAATAAATGGTGTAAATTTAATATGCAATCCAAAAGGATATCCATCTGAATTATCAAAATTTGATAAAAAATGTATAATTGAGATAGATTTATAGATTTATAGATCTTTAATTATTTCATTAACTTTAATATCAATATAATCCAAGAATGAGTTTAGCGATTCTAATAATTCATTCTTTGTATTTTCATTTGATTCGGCAAGTTCATTTATTAAAATATTAATTGTATTAAAACGTTTTTCATCCCATATTGAACTTATATGTTTATAAATATCTGTTTTTAATTTATATGATTGTGATTGATAATTACCAATAATATTTGATAAATTAACATTTTCATTATTAATAAATAATTCAACTATATTTTTTATTTGATCAATATTATAAACTATATCTGTTCCTAAATATGTATCTTTGAGTTTTGTTAATCCAGTAGATGCTAATTTAAATATATGCAAATAATCATTTCTTTTATCTGTATTATTCAAATAACTAATACATGCTGAGATAATAGGACCATATAAAATATTTATATCTGTTTTTTTATCACCATAAAATGATCGAAAAGTACCTTGTAAAAAATTACCATTTTGTAAACATATTTTATTGTTTTGAATTGATATTTTTGTTCCAGATGGTTTGTAAGATAACATTCCAATTCTAATGATTGCGGTAAGTGGGTCAATTAAATCATTTCTATTTACACTATACGTATATTTTACCATATCCAAAAGATATTTACCGTAATTTATAATTTCCATAAGAAATACCTATTATTGAATACATACATATTTTTTCTTTATGCTTTATTTATAGCTTAAATTATACTTTTTTCAAAGAAAAAGTATGTTTTTTAATATGATTTTTAATATGATTATTAAAATGATTATTAAAATGATTATTAAAATGATTATTAAAATGATTATTAAAATGATTATTAAAATGATTATTAAAATGATTATTAAAATGATTATTAAAATGATTATTAAAATGATTATTAAAATGTTTTATAACTTATATTTTATTTTTATTAAATCTGATAAAAATTTGATACAATTGACTTAAGGAATTATAAAAGCCAACTATCATAGAAAAATATTTTTTATTATAATACTTTTAGAGAAAATGTCTTGAATTTTTTGAACTGTCATTTAACTTATCTAATTCCTAAAGTCAATTGTATTAAAATATCTTGTTATATCCTATCAACTTGTTTAGTGAATTCCATATTTTTATTACAATTAAGACATTTATTTTTAATAAGAAATGCAATACCAATTATACCACCTACTAAAATTACAGATAAAATTACAATTAATACTATTTCTAAAGTACTTAAATTTGGTATGGGTGGATTAGGTCGATTCGGCGGATTAGTTGGATTATTGTTTATTGTGTTTGAATATTTACAGTTTGATGTTATCTGAACCTTATTAGATGGATCTGTACAATTATATATGTCTGTTATTTTCTCATTATAACTTTCTAGTCTTATTGATTTATCTCCTAATTCAGAATATGTTTTATCAACAATAAATGATAAACCGTAGGAGCTGGTATTAAATTTCTCATATAAAGACCTCGGCATAGAGATGTTTGTTATTCCTGTTAATTCGAATGCTGAATTACCAATAGATGTAAGATTTTGACCGAAGCTTACGCTTGTTAAATTTGTACATAACCAAAATGCATAAGCATCAATCTTTTGAAGACTATCAGGAAGTTCTAGTTGTGTTATTCCTGTCTGTTCGAATGCTCCTCTACCAATAGATGTAAGATTTTTGCCGAATCTTACACTTGTTAAAGATTTACATAATTCAAATGCACTATAACTAATCTCTTTCAGACTATCAGGAAGTTCTAGTTGTGTTATTCCTGTAGAATGAAATGCAAAACTATCAATAGATGTAAGATTTTGGCCGAAGCTTACACTTGTTAAAGATTTACATGATTTAAATGCTTCAGTACCAATCTTTGTAACATTAGAAAGATCTATATAACCATTTTTAATATACGTGGGACTACAACAATTATCTGTAATTTCACCAGACGTACAATTAGCGAAAATAAATGGTAAAAAACTAGCTAATAAAAATAATATTTTGAATAAACCAAACATTTATATATATGTTAAGCTTTAGAGAAATTTTTAAGAAATTAGCTAATTTCTTAGAAATTACCAATGTATTATATGGATAAAATAATTATATTATTTAACTTATCTAATTCCTTAAAGTCGATTGTATTGATAAAAATCTGATAAAAATCTGATAAAAATCTGATAAAAATTTGATAAAAATTTATTCAATATTTGTAATTATTAGTTAATTATTAATTAATAATTAACCAATATGTCTACGAAAGTTTCTAAATCTAAAAAATCAAAATCTACTGCTATAACTACTACAGATGATGAATGTTCTAAAACATCTCCTAAATGCTCTTTTAAATCATCTTCTAAAATATCTCATAAAGAATATTCAGCATATCTTATCATTAATGATGATTTAAAAATGTCAAAAGGTAAGATTGCATCACAATGTGCACATGCGATTTTGAATGTGCATAGGTTCATGTTATCTACTAAAACTAGAAATGAATCATGGGAATTTAATGGTGAGAAAATTGTAGCTTTAAAAGCATCTGGTGTAGTTATACGTCAACTTTTAGAAGAATACGGTGAACCTATTCCTAATTCTAGATTAAATGTATTTCCTGTTTATGATGCAGGGAGAACAGAAGTTGAAGCAGGTAGTTTAACAGTTTTGGCTACAACGCCAATTACTAATGATATCAAACCTGATATTTTAAATATGTTAAAGCTTCTTTAAAAATTATTATTTTTATTTTTATTTTTATTTTTATTTTTATTTTTATTTTTGTTTTTGTTTTTCATTTAATGTTGGATGTTCTATTATTGATAATGGACTTGATGATTCTTTTTTATCTTTTTTATCATATTTATTTTTTTTATTAGTTGATGTTGGATTTAATAATGAAGGATTTAATAATGAAATAGCAACTGTATCTGGTACTACAGAAGTTATAACTGGATTAATTGTTGATGGTTGTATTATCGTTGATGCTTGTGTTGTTGGTTGTGTAGTTGGTTGTGTTGTTGGTTGTGTTGTTGGTTGTGTTGTTGGTTGTGTTGATGTATTTACTGGTTCTGATTTATTTATAGTTGGTTCTGATAATGAAACGGATTCTTGAGAAGATGTTTTTTCAACTGGATTTTCTAAAATACTATCTAGACAAATAATATTATGAATAATTATTTCTTCACCGTCTTGTGGTAATTCAATTTCATAGCTTGATGGTATATATTTTTTAATAATATTTGTAATTTTATCTAATTGGATCTTAGATTGTGAATTTAAAATTAAATCATTATAATTTAATTGATTTAATACAGTATCTGTTTGTGTTGGTGTTGTATTAAAATTAATATTATTAGATAAATTAGTAATATATAATGGAATAATATATTTAACATATGCGTACATATAAGTACTTATTATTTTTTCTAAATTAAATGGTATATTATCAATTTTAATAATTATAATAACTGCACCACCTTCCATATCATATGATTCAATCTTCTTAATTTGTGATAAATCGGGTTCATTTAATACCATTGCAAATGCTTGAACAATTAACTTTAAAATCTTATCTTTTTCACCACTAGTAATATAAGATATTGATATACTTCCTCTTGTATTTGATATTTTTAAATCAATTTGTATATTATTTTCAAATTTTCTATAAGGAAGACCTTGAGCTAATAATTCATTTACATCACTGTATGAATCTATTAAGTCTAAAGTTCTTCGTAGTGGTGTATTATCATGAATGTGAAAATCTCTATTAGATTCTTCTTCTAATTCTTTAAATTTTTTTCTAGATAATTTAGCTGCAGCTTCTGCAACGGTTTGAGTTGGTATTTCAGCTGAAACCGAAGCCGACGCCGACGCCGGAACTGGAACCGGAGCCGCTACCCCAATAGCTGAACCTGAACCTGAACCTGAACCTGAACTTGAACCTGATTTTAATCCTTGAGCTTGAATCATAGCCTGGCCAAAAAGAACTTTTGCTGCTGTTTTAGGTCCTCCCCATACTGATGATTTGGTTGAAGATCCAGATACTGCAGAATCTGCTGATACTACAGAATCCGCTGATACTGCTGGTACAACTGATCCAATTGATACTGGTTGTGATTGTGATTTTAGTCCTTGAGATGATCCCGAAACAACTGCTACTCCTGATTTAGGTTCTCCCGATGCCGATACAGCTGATGATTGTGATTTTAGTCCTTGGGATGATCCCGAAACAACTGCTACAGCTGATTTAGGTGCATCCGATACTGATACAGCTGATGATTGTGATTTTAGTCCTTGAGATGATCCCGAAACAACTGCTACTCCTGATTTAGGTTCTCCCGATGCCGATACAGCGGATGATTGTGTTTTTAGTCCTTGAGATGATCCCGAAACAACTGCTACTCCTGATTTAGTTACCCATGTGTCACCAGAACCAGAACCCGATTTCAAACCCGATCCAGAACCCGATTCCGATCCTGAAGCATATCCAGATCCAGCCGAACTAGATGATGGACTTAATACTGACATAGATTGTTTGCCAGATGATGATGAGTTAAAAGTATTAATTGATTTTGCGCTTAAAGTAGTAGATGGTGTGGCTACAGCCGCAGCTGCACCAGAGACCGATCCCGATCTATGTACATGTGCAGATCCTGTGTATTTTATAGGTTTAGGTAAGTTTAAAAAATCATGCAATACATATGGCATTTGAAATTGTACATGATTTTTTTCTAATGAATGAAGCCGTCTATAAATAAAATCAAGATTATATGTTCCGCCCCAATGCAACGAAAGTGTATAATGTTTAACAGTCGGGACAACTATTGGTGGATTCTCTGGAACTGCCGGTATAGAAGGTCCAGCAGCAGATTTACCTCCTGATTTAGAAGTTTTGGTAGTACCAGCAGATGATTTAGCGGGTGCGGCTTCCGATGTAGCTGCGGCAGAGGAAGCCGCTACTAGAGAAGCATCATTAATTTGTTTTTGAGCATATGGCGTTACGGTTGGAATATTATAAACATGAGTTACATTAATATAAATTCCACTAGGACTTGTTTGAACAATCACGCTTAATCTACTATCTACGTTATTAATTTTTAATTCATGACTAAGTCTATCAACCATAATTGATTCAATAAGTTGTTTATATTCATTTAATGTAAATACAATTACACATATATCTCTATTTAAAACATTCCATAAATTACTATCTGACATTATGTTTATACTTAATGTGTATAAAAAATATAAACTAAATTAAAATTTATTTACAAAAATAATTATCTTTATCAAGTTCTATAATTTTGTCAAAATTATAATGTAAATTTTCTGCGACTTTTTTATTTATCTTATTATATACAATTAACATATATGTATTCACTGCATTAATATTTGAATATTTTCTATAATTAAAATATGGAATTCTGTGCTTCGGAATAATTAATTCATCTTTAATAAATGGTTTCAATTTTGAATAAATTATAAAATCAGTATGCATTTCTGATTTTGTTTCTGAATTATAATTTCTAACAATACCATCAATATTATTATCTTTCATCTTATTTTGAGTATAAATATCCCAAATTGGAATAGTTACTAAAAAAGCAATCTCTTTATCTGATTCTAAAAATTCTACTAAACGATTTACAGTATTTTTCATAATAGTATCATCATATGGTGGATTACACCAGTATACTCCAGATTCTAATTGTATATCAAAAAAGTTTCCATTTGATCCAAAATATTTTTCAATATCATAAAATAGAGAGCAGTAGTTTGTACTAACTGTGTTAATCGCCGAACCAAATAATTCAAAATTTATGCCACATTTTTTATAAATATCTTTGATTGATTGATTAATTGCTAATTGTTGGTTACCAGAATCCATGTATGAATATCTAAAAACTAAACAGAAAATAAATTGATCTAAATAATTATCTATATCATTATTATTATTAGACATAATATTATATTTTTTACCAAACATGATTAACTTAATCTTCAATCTAGAATAAACTTTGGAATGAATAATTACTTGATATGTGTTTTTTTTATATGAACAAGTTAATCTAACCTTTTTATCAATATGATCCTTTATTACTTTTAATTCAATATTGTTACGAGTTGAATAATTATAATATTCTATGTCCAAATAATCACTAATCCATTTTTTTAATTCTAAAATTATCTTATCATCCATTTTAATCGCCGATTCTTTACCATGAATATTTAAAATATAATTTAAATCATCCACAAAACGTTCATAATCATAATTGTTATCTTCAACGTATGGAATCACATAATCTTTGGATTTAGGATTATTATATTGATGCCAACACCAACGATTAATCAATTCTATTAATTTACATGAATTGTTTTTAAATAATTCATTTGTATCATATATTTCTGAATTAAGCTCCTTTAACTTTATTTGGAAAAATTCATTCAAACCATTTATATTATGATATCTTATAATTTCTTTATAAGGCGATGGTTCACCATCGTCATTAATTGATGATGAATATTTATATTCAATTATATCCGGATTATACGTAAAATTCTTTTTCTTTGCAACGAATTCTGTTTCATTGTCAGAAGATGATAATTTTTCATCTTCTGATACTTTCTCATCAACTGATACTTTCTCATCAACTGATACTTTCTCATCAACTGATACTTTCTCATTTACTGATACTTTATCATCAACTGATACTTTATTTGAATCAATTACAAGATGACAAATATCACTGATTTTATCTGGAATTAATTGTTTTTCCGAATTAACCTCCGATATAACCTCGGATATAACATCAGACATAATATTTGCATCATTATCTTTTATTTTCGATATTAAATCAGAATAGTTGATAATTTTTGTATTATTTGACGGTTCAACCGTATTTGTATTATCTAAGTTTTGCATTTAATTTTAAATATTTGTTTATTCTTTATTACTAATTAATTTTACGTTAATTTATTAGAACCATTTAAAATTTCAATCATTTTTATATATATTTTTATACTTAAAATACAAAATTAGCCTTTATCTTTGGTAGTCGTTTAGATTTGGATGATTTTGATGTTTTGGATGTTTTAGATGATTTTGGCGCATATATTGCTCTAATTTTTTCTAATTTTTCTTTGGCATATTCATCTTTTAAGTATTCTACATCTGCTCTTAATTTATCATAATTAATGGGTATGGATTTTGAATAATTTCCAATTAAATTTACTCTCTTTAATACTGTTAATGTTCCTCTAGATCGGGCTGCTTTTTTTAATGCACGTTTTCTTGCCAAAGGTGATTTCGATAATCTATAGCCATATTTTGATAATGAATCTTCTTTGGACTTTGAAATAGGTGGTAGGATATTTTTTGATTTGGATCTTGTTTTGGATCTTGTTTTGGATCTTGTTTTGGATCTTGTTTTGGATCTTGATTTTGATACTCTTCCTAATTGTTGTGAATTAATATCTTTATTAGGTAATGAATAATTAATCATTTTAAGATTACCATTATTTAAATCTTCCAATACACTTTGATATGATTCTTTTAAATATTGATCTATTTGTAATTTAATATCTTCTAATAGTTTTTTTTCATCAAATGTATCCGTCATAATATCAAGATTATTTATATTATCAAATTTATTTTCTGACATTATCTTTTTGTATAATTTATATGTATATATTTAAGTCTCAGATTAAATTTTAATAATATAATAAATTAATCATAATTTTAAAATTTAATTTTATTTATAATCATAATAAAATTCTTTTTGTCAGTTCAAAAAATAATTTTGATATAATAATATTATAATGAGTATTGTTATGAGTATTGCTAGTACATATATTGCTTCTAGTGGATTTAATTATTTATATGATAAGATTAACAGGATGGTTATTGATATAACAATTCATAATTCAATTAGTTTAACATTAAATAATTTATGTTCTCTTTTAATTCATACAAAAAATTTAGATCATATTATATTTAATAATTTAATGACAGAACTTGATATTGAATTCAAATTAGATTTAATTGGTGGATTTTTATCTGATATAAAAAATCGCGTTAAATTTATTAATGATTTTACATCAGAATCTGTTGTTGAAAAGCCAATAGATGAAAGATGTGAAAATAAATGTACTGATATTATTTTATTAGAATCTGATAAAAAATCTCCAATTAAATCTAATTTGAATTCAATATCAAACAGTTTAACTTTAGGATTAAAATATCTTGATAAAAATTTGCAAACTCTCCATATGATAATAACAAATATTAAATCAAAAATAGAATATCATCAAACTAAATATTTTAATTATTATAGAAGCTTAGATCTAAGTTTAGAAATAGAGAAAATTAAATTAGAATATCAAATTTTAATATCAAGATTTGATTTAATCTTAAAAATTTGTTAAATTTTAAATTAGATAGGAAAAATAGTATACATAGATATTCAAAGAAAGCCTAGATTTTTTGTATTGTTTAATGCTAGTTTATTCTAGACTTTCTTTTTACTGCTTCTCGTGATTCTTCTACTAGTCCAGTAATCTAAAAATATCAGCTGAATATGCACCAGGTACTACATTATTATATGCCTCGAAATATTCAGGAAAATATTCCTTTTATGAATTCACTAATATCATTATTACAAAAATAAACAATTTTATAATTAGGAGCTAATTATAATGATTTATTAAATGCATCAAGTATTGGTGGAGGTATATTTGGGTATAATAGTATTATCTGTTATTTGAATTAAATCATTATTTGTAGTAATTTACTTAGGAAAAATGGATAATATTCTCACCCATTCCAATAATATATTTATTATTATAGATATACACCCGAAAATCACAAAATTTACACCCCCTAATTAGGATTTTTAACATCATTCTCAACCAATAATAAAAATTTTGTATGATGAATTAATATTTTAGGTCAGGTTTTATTTTTTT